ACCTAAGCCGTCGTATGGTACGCCTGTGCCGTCGTCCATAAAGTCAATTACAGGGGCGCTAAGCGTTGTGCCTACACGTGGGGTAAAGGTCAAAACGCCATCGCGTGACACGTACAAACGGCCAAATTCTGCGGTTTGGTTTATTTGTAGCAAATACCCTAAAACGTTGGTACCACCCGGCACGGTGTAGGCGCTGTCATGCCCTAGGTCTACGGTGCCAACGTCAATGCTTCGAGCGGCACCCGTTGGGTAGTCCACTTCGGGTAGGTCTAAAACGGTTTCTATGCGTTCGCCTGATGTTTCAACACCAACATTTAGTTCGTTCATAAAAGTTTGGCTGAGCAAATAAAAGTTGTCGGCGCAATAAACCGTCACCGTGTCTATGCCGTCTAAAGCAAAGTTGTAGTCGTAGTTAACTACCTTGCCGCGGTACAGATATTCGGGGTTGTCGTTGTCGTCGTAACGGATTAGTTCAACGGCGCGCAATGGGGCAAGGCCCGGCAACGCTTCAGGGGTGTTGTAGTACGGGCCGTTTTCGTCAAACGGGTTAAAAATTCCGTCTACGTCGTTAATGGTAAAAGTCATTGTTCCCGCTGCGAACTGGTCGCCAATGTCGCGCCGCCCGCGCCTAATGCTTATTTGGGTTGCGCTGTCCGTGACGTCTGCAAAGTCGCTACCGGGGCCTAGCGGGTAAGTGCCGTTTAGCAAACCTTTAATAGCGTCGTCAAGGGTAAAACTGTTGACGTCGTAGCCCGTGTCAATGAGTAGGGAATAGTTGCCAGCTTGGGCAATTGCGGTGCCGGGCATTATCTAAACCCGGCTATTGGTAAATCCAATGGGCCGTTTTGTCGAGCAAACGCACGTAGGCCGTCTTGTGTGACGCGCCCAATTTCGGCGCTTGTTGCTAGGCCGCCTTGAACATTAACCGTGTAATTGGTTGTGCCGCCGCGCATCGCTTTATGTTCGGCAATGCTTGACATTTGGCTAGGTGTTGGCGCTGGCGTAGCAATCGTTTGCCCTGCCGTTATTTGTGTAAACGAAATGTCGGTTTGTGCTTGCTCTAACAACCCTTGTAGGCGCTTGGTGCTTAGATTTGGGTTTTTTAATATCTTTTCATATTTGGCTAAAACGCTTTCTAAGCCTGCAACTAGCGCTTGCCCTTGGTCTACACCGGCTTGGTAAAAACGGCCTGCGGTATCAAGCCCTAGTTTGTCTGCAACGCCTTTAACGGTGTTAACCAGTTCGTTTACACCGTTTGGGCCTGTAATTGCTTCCTGCCCGCCAGCGATTAGTTCACTTGAAATGGCAGCGCCCGCTTCGGCGCCAGCGTCCAAAACGGCTTGTAACGCGTCTTGGCTAAGTCCACGTTGTAACAACAATTCAACGTTGCGGGCATACTCTCGAACGCCTGCTACCTGATCGCGCAAACCTTCCAAAAACCCGGCACCTGTTTCGTCGCCTGCTTCTTTGGCGCTAGCAAAATTAAAACCCTCGCTAATGCTGGTTGCTACGGATTTGCCAAAATCTGCAAAGGCTTCTTGCGCGTCGGTCAACTGTTCTTTAGCGTCCTCAAGGGCGTTGCTTAGTTTGTCGCTAATAACGTCGTAAAGTTCGTTAATTGCTTTAGACGCGCCACCTGTTTTTACTTCGGTGTCTTTAAGGCTTTTGTTAAATTCGTGTGCGGCGTCTACGCCTCGAATGTGTGCAGCTGTAGATCGCTTCAAATTTTCGTTGTATGCGCCCGTAGCCTTTTCGGCTTCAACGGTATTAGAAACAAGGCCTATTAACTGGTAAGCAAAAACTGCTATACGGCTAGACGCTTTAAAGGCTTCGGTTGCAATCATGCCCAAACCTTCGCCAATAATGCCAAACGCCCGCGGGTTACGACGTACCCAATCGCTAATGTTTAACAACGATTGCGTAAAATCTTCCATTAACGGCAACAACTTTTGCCCAAGTTGTGCCTGTATGTTTGCAAACTCGGCACTCAACGTACGTTGACTATTTGCCAGTCCGTCGCTGGTTCGTAAAAAGTCGCCTTGTGCGTCTGTTGTTTGTTTGTAAATAGCGGCTTGCGCGGCCAAAATCTTTTGCTGTGCTGTTAACGCACCCTTACCGTCGTAAATTCCAAGGTTTAAGGCTTCTTGTTTTAACGTTGCGTCATTTAGCAAAACACCAAAACGGCGCAAAGGTTCGGCTTCGCCTCGTAACGCGGCGCCAATGGCCTGTACGGCTTCCTCGGGGCTTGTGTTATTGAACGACGCTAGATCGGTTGCTAGGGCCGTAAAGTCATTGCTGAACGTTGCTAAATCCTCGCCACCTAAACCCGCTGCTTTACCAAACGTGCCAAACGCCCCGGCAGCGTCCAAAACCGATTGCTTCGATTGGCCAAGGTTACGGGCCGCGCTCGCTGCAAACTTTTCTACCTCGCTAGCACCCTTGCCAAAAATAACGTTTACTTTTGACATGCTTTCTTGCAAGTTTGACGCCGCGGTAATAGCCGGGCCAATAACACTCTTTACCGTGGCAAATGCAATAGACAAACCGCCAGCCGCGCCAGCAACGGCTTGCGCGCTAGTACCAAACTTTTTTAGTTGTTTGTCGGCAGCCTGAATACCAGTATTAACAAACGACGTAATGATCGGTATGTTAATTGCCATTATTTAACCCTCTGCTTTAATTGCGTGTTTGTGCGTTTTTCAACGTCTGTAATAACCGATTGTATGTCTTGTTGCACGGCGTCGCGGTTTTTGGTTACGGCCTTGTCAATTACACGCGGTTGGTTGCCTTCCTCTTTTGTAAGGTTCGCGACAAACAAGCTGCTGACGTTTCGCCCGGCATGGTCATAAATCACGCCCGCTGGGTCAGTTGATTGCACCACCATAAGCCGGTAAGGCTTGGCACCAAAAACCACCTGTTCGGTGTAGCCACCGCGGTTAAAGTCAACGTAACGTTCACGGCTAGGGCGTACACCTACTTTAATTTTGTAGCCTTTTTGTACCTGATCGGTTCGCCAACTGGTTTCACGGCCTCGCACCAAATTGCCTCGAGCCATGCCCGACAATGGGGCGCCGTTGCCTTTGCTGTTGTCGTAATGGGCAACCATGCTTCGGGCTTCGCTAAGGATTATTTCACCGCTTCGCTTAATGCGGGTAGTGATCTTGCGACGGTAGGACGGGTCTATTTTGTTTAATAGCGCCAAGGTTTCTTGAATACCTTTTACCTGTAAAACTGGTTGCGCCATGGGGTTACCTTTTGTTTCTGTCCCCCAAAACTTTAGCCACCGTTGCTAAGTCTTGCGCGTCAAATACTTGCGAATACCAATGCGGCGCCCACCCTGTTGCAACTAACAGTTCGGCTAGTTGCCGGCGGTAGGTGCCGCTTGGGTAGGGTTTGGGGCCTCTTGTGCGGTTACCTCGATGTTGGTTACCTGCTGGCAGTATTTGTCAAATTCTGCTGGCACAATAATTTTGTTTTGTTTGCTTGCTTCCCAAGCCAAAAACAACAAGTCTTCAACACCAATACCGTTTGCCATGTCGGCTGCTTTGCGTTTAAAGCGTCGTTCCCATAACACAATGGTAAAAAGGTTTGTACTTACTTGGTACGTGCCTTCGTGGTTGGTTACTTCAAGGGTTAATTGCATGTATGCCTTCTTTCGTGTCGGGCCGATTGTTCGGCGCTAATTATGCAACGCTGTACTGGCCGCCGACAAACGTGATGTCCACGGTGCTAAGTTCCCCGAGGGCCGCGTTTACGACAGGCATTTCAAGCAACGCGCAATTTGTCAACGTGAAAAGTTCACCTGCGGCGTCAACAATGACCGTTATGTCGTCGTTGCCAACAAGTGCGGCCAACGTTGCGTAGGTCTCGGTTGCTGCGTAGGACTGGTAAAGGGTAAGGGTAACTTCGTGGTTGCCCAATCCTGCTTGATACTGGCGCGACGTCTGACCAAAAGTTGTGTATTCCAACTGGTCAAAACGGTGCGTAAAAACAGCTGCGGTGCATTGGTCGGTTAGGGAAACGCTGTTTACCGAAACGCCCGGTGTTGCTAAGTAGGTGCTAGTTGCCATGGTGTTTAACTCTCTTTCGTTGCTTTCTTATTTTTAGCACCTTTTTTTGGTGCGGGTGTGGATACTTCGTCGGGTTGCTGGTCGTTTACTTCGGCAATAAAACCGCCCCACAATAGGGCTTCAATGTTTGTGCCCGGCTTCGGTTGGTACTCGGTGCCCACTTGACCTATTCGAGCGCTTTTAATGATGTAGTACATGTAACCCCTTAAGCCGTTTGGGCTTGCATTTCAATAGTGAGATCATACGCGGCTAATTCGCTACCGCCGATTATGGCAATAGTTGGGCGTCCGCTGGTAACCGCCACGTTTTTGCCAAGCACTTTGCTGGCCATGTTCATTAGCGAACGTTGCGCGTCAAGGTTGCCCGGGCCAAGGGTAATTAGGCGCACGGGAAACGTGATTTTTACAATGTTGTAGTTAAACGCTTCAAACGATGGGGCGTCAATAAAAGCGCATGGGGGCACAATGTTGCGCGGGTCGTTGACTACCTGCAAGCCTGTAACGGTCTGTAACGTGGCTGTAAGGTCGTCTAAGGCCTCGTTAAATAGGTCGGTGTATGCAACAGGCATTAAAACACCGCGGGCCTGTCAATGCCCAACAATTGCTTAATCATCGGGCTAAGACCCATAGAACCGCCAGCTGCTAAACCGTCAAACCCTGCAAAGTCGGTTACTGCACCGCGTTGACGGTACAAAAACCCGGCATAAGCAACGGCACCTAAAAGCACGGAAGCATTAGGAACCGTGGTCAGGCTGTCGCGATAATTTGCCTCTTGTCGTCGGCGAAAACAAAACTCATTTGAAGCCAAACGGCATTGGGTAATAAACGTTTGATCGGCAGCGGTGGCCGTTCCTATTCCTAACCAATCCTCGACTTGACTATCGGCGGTTATCCATGTGCAAGTAGGTGTTGTTGTAAGGGTGCCAGTAGCCGGGCTAATAATGACATTGGCCGCGGTCTTAGCAAACAACACTTGATGTTGGATTGGTTGCTCGGGGTCATACAAAAAGAACCCGTATTCGTCAACGCCTAAAAACCGAAACGGTGGTAGCGCGTGGACTGTGTAAGAACCGTTAAAGGTTGCGTCTACACCCGCAAGGGTAAAAGACTGACCAACCTCTAACGGGTCTGCGTTTGTAAGTAGTACGACAACCGCGTAGTTGTCAACTATGTACTTTTGTGAGACCGAATAGACGGCCATGACGGCCTACCTTTCGGAAATTATGACTTAAGAAGTTTTACGAACTTGGTTGCGTCTGCCATGAACGCGGCTGCGTAGCCACGGAAAGCAATCGTTCGGCCAAGGGTGCTTGGTACGTCAATTGAAATTGCGCCCTTTTGCTGTTCGTAGAATTCGAAGCCTGCTGCTGCGCCTGCTGCATGTCCTACGACACCTTGCAAATCGCCTGCACCGGTTCCGCCAGCCATGTTCTTGTCAACAACGAGGACGAGACCCAATGGGTTGCCGTTCCATGATGTTGCAGCCGAGTTGCCGAACGCGTTTTGACCAATAAGGTTTGGCGCGCCAACGTATGGGAATACTGGTTGGCCCGTTGACGTGGTGAGCATG